GAACTTGGAAGAAAAACTTTTCAGGTCATACCACAGAGAAATAATATAGTTCCTAAAAATATAGTATTAAATACATCAGGAATTGCAGATTATATTGGTAATAAATACCCTAAACTTTTTGATTATGCTAAAAGTGAAATTGTTTTACATTGTAAAAAATATCAAAAACATGTATGGAGTAAAATATTAAAATTAGAAAAAAGAAGTATATTTAATCATAAAGATTATGTATTTTATAATCAAATAACAACTGATGGATTTAGTTGTAGTTTATTATTTATCTTAAAAAAATATAAGGATAAAGAATATGGCGATAAAATACCTAAAAATCCAGATGAAGAAAATATTATTAAAAATATAAATACTTTAACAAAAGATGAATGTAATAAATATTTAACAGATGAATATAAATTAGTTAGTTTGGATCCTGGAGTCATTCGTCCAATTTCAATGATAGATGAAAATAATAATTTTTATAAATATACAGCATGTAGAAGAAGATTTGAAACATATACAAAGAGATGTAATGAAATAATTAATGCAGAAAAGATAAAACACAAAATTATTGAAAAAGAAACAGAATTATCAAAATTTAATTCAAAAACATTAAAAATAGATGAATATAAAAAATTTATAACAAATAAAAATAAACTTAATAATAATGTTAAAACATTTTACAATAATATTTTATTTAGAAAACTAAATTTTAGAAGATTTACAAGAACCAAACAATCTGAAGAAGTATTACTAAATGAAATTGAAAATAAATTTTTATCAAAAGAAGATAAAAAAAATAACAAAAAATTATTAATATTATACGGAAATTGGAGTCGTGATACTCAAATGAAAGGATGTATGCCCGCACCTAATATAGGATTTAAAAAATTATTATTAAAAAGATTTGAAATGTTTGAAATAAATGAATATAATACTAGTAAATTATACAATAAAACTTTTAAAGAACTAGAAAATGTATCAGTAAGAAAAAATAAGCGTAAGAAACATTTACATGAAATACTAACTCAAAAAGAGGAAACCGAACGGTGTATTTTTGTAAATCGTGATAAGAATGCTTGTAAAAATATTTTATATCTTGGAAAATATTTTTTAGAATATCAATTAAGACCTAAAGAATTTAGTCCTAAACCAAAAGAAAATAATATAATAATAAAACAAAGAAAAACAAGACAGAAAAAAGAAATTGTTGTTTAATCAAGGTAGTAGATTAAATAGCATCTGATGGGATTAAGTGTATCTACCATTATAATACACTTAAGAAAGCCCATTATTTAGAATTTAGAAACTCTTTAATGAGTAAAGCGATAAATATTTTTTTTGTCATTAAACCGGCATTTAAAATACGCACCGCTCTAAATCCGATAAATTTAACTAATGTTAAATTTATTAAAAATGATAACAATTGACTAAATAAAAATGTATTTAATGGGGTTTCAATATATGGTAACCTATTTGTATCTGTACATAAATCAAATAAATAGTAATCTTTTGTTTCATTATCAATTATATATAAACTAGTATCTCTTTGTTTAACATTTATTTTTTTTAAAGAACCATAATTTTTATTATTTTGATAATATCTAAATTTTGGCATTTCTATTCCAAAAATAGAATATGAATATTTATCTATCATATTAAAATCTATTTCTAAATCTAAATTATTTGTTTCTTTTATTAAATTTATTTTTTTATAGATATTATCCAAATTATAATTAAAAATTTTATTATTATTTTTAATATATTTTAATTTACCAGATCTAGATATTTTTGTTGCAAATAATAAACCTTCTAAATCAATTGATTTAACTATTACTGTATCATCATATTTTAACTTTAAAAAAGTATAATTAATTTTAAATTTATTATCATTGGTATCTCGTAATTTCCAGGTTCCTAACAAAAAAGGTACATTTTCCATCAATGAATTACTAGTTTTTATCATAAAAAGTAATATCAAAATTATCATTTGTTACTATAATTATTAAATATTTAAACAAATAAATTTCAAATTTTTTAATTTTTCTCTATACAATTTTTAATTATTAATTCTTTAAATTTTTCAAATAATTTATCTTTTTTTTTACTTAAATCATCTAAATATTCATCTGCTGTTTGAAAATTTACTTTAAATGGAAAAATTGATATCCATCTATATATTTTTACTACTCTTTCTTTTAATGGTAATAAATCATGTGATTTATATCGAATTGCTCTGCCAATTACTTGTCTTATTTTTGCATCATTCCAATGTGGTTCAACTATGTGTATTTGTCTTGTATTTTTTAAATCAAGTGATTCTGACCCCGCTGTTGTTAATAATAAAACTTGTATTTCACCATTATTATACTTGTTAACAATATTATCCAATTTAACTTCATTAATTACACCAGATATTATACTATGTTTTATATTTGCTTTATCTAACATTTTTGATAAAGGAAAAACTCCTGCATCTAAATAATTTGAATATATTATTGCTGGAAATTTATTACTAATTAATTTATTAAAAATTTTTTGTAATTTTGGTGTTATTGTATTATTATCAATAACATTTGATAATTGTCTTGTCGCACTTAAAAATGAATTCTTTTTCTTTTTATCTAATAATCCATAATTTATATATAAATCATCTAATCGTACATCTGTATCTGGATTCACTACTTTTTTATCTAAAATGATAATACTTACAAATTTTTTATATTCTAACATTTGAGCTGGCGACATTTCAACTTTAATTACATATTCTTTTTTTTTACAATAATTTTCTGTATCTGTATTTTCATAATATGAAATAGTATTCTTTATTTTGTTTTCTAACATTATTTGATTATTTATTGTATCATTATCCTCATTATAATAATAAAAATCAAATAATTTTTTATTCGTTGGTAATATATCCTCCTTTTTAATCATGTTAATTAATACAGATAAATCATTTATATAATTTAATATAGGCGTTGCTGTTAATAATATTAATCTATATGCAGATTGTGAAGCAGATATTATTAACAAAACATCTCTTGTTTCATTTCGCAAATGATGTGCTTCATCGATTATTAGTATTTTATTTAATGCTAAATTAATATTTAATTGATATTCTTTAATAAATTTTTTATATGTATAAAAAATTATTTCTCTATTCATTCCTATTTTTTTAATATCATCTTTAAAATTTTTAATTGATGCTTTTGATGTAATAACTATTACATCATGAATAAATTGTTTAACCATTGCTAATGCTGTTATTGTTTTGCCTGAACCAGTACTATGATACAAAATTAAACCAAAATTATTTCTAATAAACTTTATTGGTAAATTTTGATGTTCATTTAAAATTAATGACATTAATTATGATTAGATATTTTTATTTATAAAATATCTATGGTTTAATTGAATTACATTTTTTACAAATTTTATCTGGTTTATCATACATATTCACAACATCCATATATTCCCAGTCATGATCGCACATATTTAGAATATTGTTTTGTATCTTTTCAATTTGTAATTTATTTTGCTTTATTAGTTTTTCAAAATAATTAGATTGACAGTATAAATACGATATTTGATCATTTAATGCTTTAATATCCATTAATATAAATATTTTTCATACTAAGAAATAAAAAATACAATTTTTATTAAATGTTTATTATATAAATATAATGTTTATTTAATGAATATAAATATAAATATAATATTTATATGATTGATTTAGACTTTTACTTTATTCATATTGAAAAATGCATGGGTACTTCTTTTAGAAAAATGTTATATAGTTACTTTCAACATTTTTATAAAAAAACACAAATATATTTACCTGAAAAATATTTAGTTACTGTTAATTTTATGAATAGAGCACATTATAAAAAAATTGTACAATTTTTAGATATTAAAAATTTAAAAGTTTTATTGTCTCATTCTAATTTTAATCAAAAAAAATTAACTGATAAGTTTTCAAAAACAGCTTTTTCAATAACTTGTGTTCGTGAACCTATAAAACGTTTTATTAGTCATTATTATTTTTTTATTTATCCAACTAATAAAACTATTATATCCGAATTACCCAACCATAAATTAGTTACTTATATTTTAGAAATTAGTAATGTTTTAACAATGCGATTGGCTGGTGGAAAAAATGATTATAATGCTGCTATAGATAATCTTAAATATATTAATTGTATTATTATTATGGAAAAAATTGATCGAGATTTATTACTATTAAATTCGATGTTAAACAGAAAATTATCAACAAATTATTTATTGCAAAATATTGAAGCAAATAAAGGAAAAAATTATACAAATTATAATGAAAATGATTATGATATTGTACTAAAATATAATTATCTTTTTGAAAATGATATAAAATTATATAATTATATTTTTTATTTAAACGACAATGAAAGATTTAAATTTACCAAATTTAATAAATAAATCATACGAATATTATTTTATTAAATTTACCAAATTTAATAAATAAATCATAAGAATATTATTTTATATATGCTTATATTAATGGTTCAATTTAATGGTGCAATTGATTATTTAATTCTTAAAAAAAATAAAATATATATTCTTTTTTTTCTTGATAATCATCAACCTAATAAATATTGCGAAATTCCTTCTAAATATATTGATTCTTTATTTTCCGTATTTTATAATAAAAATACCACTTTTATTTTTGAAGAATTGATTGATAATTCTAATTTTATTTCAATATTTCCAAATACTCAACATTTAACTGAATTTTTAAAATTTTATAATAAACATATTAATGATAAACAAAAATTAATTAAACCAATTGATATACGAATTTTATTTGATAATACCGATCAAGAATATATTTTTAAAAATTTAGATATACTGTTTAATAAAACAAAAACTAACTCCATATTGGAATATGTTTGTAATCAATTTTATAGTGCATGTAATTCATCTTTAATTTTTTTACAACACTTTACATTACTACATAATAAATTTATTAAAATAAAACAATTTGTAAATTCTAATTATAATGCTAAAAAAAATCTTATTACTAATACTATTTCTGATTATTCTAAATATATTCAATTAGACTATTTGTTTACTACTTCAGAAATAACTGAAACTAATATTGTTTTAGAATTTTCAAATTTTTTATCTACCATTTTAGAACTTTTTAGTATATCTTATATTATTACTATGAAAACTCCTTATTTTATATTATATTTAGGTGCATCACATTGTGTATCTATTTTTTATTTACTTAATAAATATTATGATTTTAGATCTATTAAAAGTTTTAAAAATTTAAATATAGCAGAAATAAAAAATTTTGATTTAGATTTATTTGATAATCATAATTCATGTATTGATTTTTTATTATAAATTAAAAGATATAAAAATTGAAGATATTTGTTATTTTGTGTATATGGTATAAACTATTACAAATAAATGTCATCAAATCAAGAATTACTTTGTAAATCGGTAGGAGAGTTATGCTTTGTAAAAAAACCATCAAAAGATGGTAGTTTATGTCATGATTATGGTGATATGGTTCTTTCAAAACAGACACCACTAAATATATTACTTGATAAATACCGGTTTCTTTGTGATGGATTACAACACTATGTAGGCTATTTTACCCATAACATAGCTATTTTTAATAATAATAGCTATGATGAACGTATAGATCTAATAGATGTTATTAGTGATAATGTTGAATACCTACAATCAGGAGAAAGTTATACAATTTGTGCAACAAAGTGGCAAAAAAAAGCAAAGTTTAAGGGTTATGAAAATGGTCCTTTTTATAAATGGCAAACGCGTAATGGGTTCTTTTTTATTCTTACACAAGAAGATATTGATACTCTTACAGATCAAGAAAAAATTAATCTTCGCATAAAATAAAAAACTATAAATAAAAAAACTATTATTAATACTTTATTAATACTTTATTAAAAATTATATTTATAAATATAATTTTTATAACAGTGTATTATAAATATGAAAAATATACTTTTTTTTGGATATTATCATCAAAATAATTATGGTGATGACTATTTTGAATATATGTTTACAAAAATTTTTGGCAATGATCATAATATATCTTTTTATGAACCTAATAAAGTAACATCTATTTCAAGTGATATAGATATTATTGTTTGCGGAGGTGGTGATATTATTTGTGATTATTTTATGCTCCATATTTGTAAATTAAAACAACAATATGAAGAAAGATTTAATAAAACATTATTATCATATTGTATATCAGTTGGTGTAACATACAAAAAGTCTATTAATGAATATAAACCATATTATCTTGATATTTTTGATTACATGATTGTAAGAACAAAGGCAGATGAATTATTACTAAAACAAAGATATGGAGATAAATATGTTATTTATCTACCAGATGTTGTACATGGTATCATTAAATATAAAAAAACACATTTTTTTCAACAATGCTTTAAAGAAAAAGTAATTGGTATATTTTTAACAAATACGATTTCTGGTAATGGAAACAATAAAAATTATGATATTCAAGTTAAACAATTCGCAGAATTAATTAATAAATTATTATCAGAATATACCGATTATATAATTCATTTAGTACCATTTAATATGGGAAATAATAAATTTGAAAATGATAATAACCTTAATACTAATATTTTTAATAATTTGTCAATTGATAATAAAAAAAGAACAGTTTTAATGACATATTCAAAAAATGAATTATTAACTTCATTTAGAAAAAATATATATTCATATGGTATTTGTATGCGATTTCATTCACACATTTTATGCTATACTTATAAGGTTCCATTTATTTCAATATCTATGACTAATAAAACTTTTGAATATATGAATGATATGGATATATCTAATAATATGATTTCTTATACTAATAATTTAGATGTTAAAAATACTCTATTATTATTTAAAAATATTGTTACTAATAAAATGATTTTTAAAACAATTGATATTAAAATAAATGAAATTATTAAACCTATTAATAATCTAATTCAAAGAACTTCTGGACCAAAATATTTTAATATTGATACTTTTAATAAAAATTATAGCAATTTAATTAAACAGATTTTTAATATTTTATTACCCCTAGAAGTACAAACAGAAGTATTAAAATTGTTTTTAGAAACTAATATATTAATAAATGTACTACAACATTATAAAATATGTTTAAACAAATGTGATAAATCATTAATAACAAAATTAATTATTTATAAAATTTTTGGAAATAGTGATACTAAATATAATTTTGGTTTAGAAGAAAAAGTATTAACATGTAACCTCTATAATAATCTTTTATGGATTTATGAAAATAAACATTATAATGGTTTACCTGATGGTAATTGTATTTATAAAAAAAATAATAATACTAAATTAAATTTTGCATATATTGATAATTTTTTTAATGATTATACTCACCGTTCCGGTTGGTATTATGTCTCAAAAAATTTAATAGATAAATTTCATAATAATAATGGATCTATTATTGTCGATTTATATTTAGATCGTACTTTTTTATGGAACTCATCATTAAATGAAGCTTTAAAAAAAATTCCATACAAAAATGATTGGATCGGTTTTATTCATCATACTCCTAACTCCGAATATTCAAAACACTCTTTAGATAATATTTTAGCTTCGCCTTTATTTAAAATTAGTCTTAAAAAATGTAAAGGAATTTTTGTTTTATCAACTTATATGAAAAATTATTTAGAAAATATTATTAAAATAAAAGTAAAAATATATGTATTAATACATCCAACAGAAAAAACTACTATTAAATTTAATTATAATAATTTTATAAATAATAATGATAAAAGTATTATTCAAATAGGAAACTGGTTACGAAATTACTACTCAATATATTTACTTAATATTGATACTGATAAATTAAAAATTAATAAAAGTATTCTTAAAGGATTAAATAATGTACCTACACTAAATGAACTATTACAACTAGTTCAAAAAACAGATTTTAGTAAAATTGATATTTGTAATAATAATATTGATATTTGTAATAATAATATTGATATTTGTAATAATAATACCGATATTTGTAATAATAATACCGATATTTGTAATACTAATAATATATTAAATATTGAAATTTGTAATACTGATAATATATTAAATATTGATAATATTGAATCAAAATATAGTGAAGTTAATATAATTAACCACTTAAATGATTCTGAATATGATATTTTATTATCCAAAAATATTGTTTTTTTAAATTTAATAAATATGTCCGCATGCAATACATTAATTGAATGTGTTATTAGAAATACTCCTATTGTAATTAATAGACTTGAAGCCGCCGAAGAAATATTAGGATCAAATTATCCACTGTTCTATTCAACTTTGGCTGAAGCAGAAAAATTAGTAACTGATTTAAAGTTAATTAAATCAGCTCATTTATATCTTGTTAAATTAGATAAAACAAATTTACATATTAATACATTTATGAATAATTTTGAACAAATAATTAATCAATTATAATTTACTGATAATAAAATTTAATATTATTAAATTTTATTATACAATTACACAAGATAAAATTTTATAGTTATATAAAGTTTCTATATTATCATCTTCATCTTCATCTTCATCTTCATCAACAACAACGTCACTATCATCTTCATCTTCATCATCGTCGTCAACATTATCGTCGTCAACATCATCGTCGTCAACATCATCGTCGTCAACATCATCGTCGTCAACATCATCGTCGACATCATCATCATCATTATAATCATCATCATTGTCGTCAACATCATTATGATCTTCTTCATCTGATAATGATCTTATTTTTTTTAAAATTGTATTATCAACAATTTCATTTTTATAACATTCATCTTCATTTCTTGATTTAAAATAGTCAAAAATTTGTGTAATAATTTCTTTTGGACATTCTTTAGTAGGTACTAAAATACCATTTTTATGAGTAACATGTTTTGATGGTTCATAATTGTTATCTACTAAAATTTTCCATCTAGTATCATAATATCTGTTTTTTTTAGATCCATGATAATAATGTCTAATAATTCCCGGAACATATCCCAAACGTAAATTTTTTATTTTATTTTCATACTCTTTAACATGTTCTTTATAATCATCTGATGAATTAATATTTATTGCTTTTAAACCATTTTTAATTAATGATAATGCCATAATATGATCCCCTGATCCTAATATACCATATTCAAATAAACCACCAATTTTTTCATACGCTTTTCTTGTAATTGCCCATGCATAACCAGGATGAAAAAAATTTATTCCTTGTTTATATTCAATACCTTTGCAAAATTGAAATCCAAAACTACTAAAAATTTTCATCGCATTCTCTTTCATATCCATATCAATACAATGTGACCATAACTGGATAATATCTTTTGATCCATTTAATATTTTTAATGCATCTGATGCCCAAGATCCAGACTCAAAATCTAAATCAGCATCTATCCAACCAAAAGCTTTCCATTTTAATGGCAATAAATGTTTAACTCCTAAATTAATCATATTTTCTTTATGCCATATTGGTGTTTCCGTTTGTAATTGTAAATGTCTTTTGTTTTTTTTATCTGTAACTATAAATCTTTGTTTTTTATATACTAATTCAACAATATATATAATTATATCTGAATCATCTTGTTCCATTCTATTAATAAATTCTTTAAGTAATATATATCTACGAGCATATAAACATGGATTTGAAATTACAACTATTACATGTAATTTCTCTTCAATTTTATCATTATTTACAATTGCTTGTTTAATATCATTCAGTTTATAATTAATATCATCTATTTCTATTCCTGAAATAACTGTCATTTATTAATATATATTATTATTATTTTTAATTTAATACGCATTTCAAATATATATTTATTAATTACAAATTTATAAATTTGTAATTAATATTTCAGATTAGACTAATTTTTCAACATTATCTAAATAGTCTTTAGCATTCAATTGATATAAAAAAGTTTTTGCAATAAATTCTCTACTAGATAAAACATTGATTTCTGATTTTCGATCAATTTTATTTTTACATTGTATGGCTATGTTCCGAAAGCTACTAGTATTATGTACTTGATCTCTGCAAACTTGAATAGCTTCTTGAATTTTTGAAGAAGCTGCATTAACATTTAGAATACTTTTGTTCACTAAAGCTATACGATAATAAATTTTTGCACAATTTGCTGCTAATTCTGCTCCATAAACTGCTTCTTTCATAATATTCATAGCTTTTTTTGATAAATGTTCTTTGCATTGAATGCATGTTGTATTCGTTCTCATATCATTTAGTTCTTTTACTAGATTATTAACATCAAATAGTACCTGTTGTACCTTTAGATTACATTCAATTGCTTCTAATAGTACTGCAACTGTTTTTACTGCACCAATAAGAACATCGTCATTAGCAGACATTGTTCTATTGTTACTGCAATATTTGCTGTAACTGTGATACACATTATTACAAATAAAACACCTATACAATATAATTTTCAATTTTTATTACTTATTATTTTGAATTATACCAACATAAACCAATAATAATTATTATATATAAATAATCAGAATTATTATTTGGATTATTAGGATTATTTGGAGTATAACTAATTTTTCTATTTACAGTTAAATCGTAAAATTTTTTAAATGTTTTTAACTGTAATCTTCTTATAAACATTTATATAATTTATTATTATTATTTTAAATTAATTAAATGTTTATTATTACATAATATTAATTTAAAGAAATAAAAATGAATATTATTGTACCTGCTTTAGCTCAGTTGGTAGAGCATTTGACTGTAGTTGTTAAATCAATTTGATTAGTAATCAAAATGTCGCTGGTTCGATTCCGGCAAGCAGGATATATATTTTTTTAATTAATAATTAAAAAAATATTTAATTTTTAATTTTGGAAATTACAAAAATATTTAATTTTTTAATCTAGGAAATTACAAAAATATTTAATTTTTTAATCTAGGAAATTACAAAAATATTTAATTTTTTAATTTTGGAAATTACAAAAATATTTAATTTTTTAATTTTGGAATATTAATAATTTCATCAATAATATATGTTTCTTTATCTAATTTTTTAGGAATACCAAAATCTTTTAATATTCTGCCTAATGGAAAATCTAAATCTAAATCATATACTACTCCTGAATCTGGATAATACCAATATTCACCTACTTCAGAATATTCTTCATCTATTAAATATACTGCTTTAATTTTTACAACTTTAATTTTTTTTTTAACAGAATTTACTGAATTTAAACCATTATCTATTTTTTTATCATAATAAATATCTTGTTTATACGCAGGACCAATAAATTTATCAAAATATGATTTTTCATTAAACTTAAAACATGAATATTCTCCATCAATCATATTTTGTGTTTTAAATAATTCACAATCTACTGCAGCTTCTCTAATAGTTTGCAAAAAAGAATCTATTAATGTTTCTTTCTCTTCCGCTAATTCTAAAATATCTTCATCTGTTGTTATTTTAGCATCTGGTGTCTTTTTACTTTTTCTGGTAACATGATATCTATATATATCAACTTTTCTTTCTTCCATTGGCAAATCTTTATGAGAACACATTCGAACTGCTCTACCAATTAATTGTTTATTTCGTACTTCATTCCAATATGGTTCTAAAATATGTACTTGTCTAACATTAAGTAAATTAATACCTTCTGAACCTGCTGGTGATATTAATATAATTTTAATAATTTTACCATCAATATTATCTTTTAAATTAAAATTAGTTTTATTTTTAACTCGAATATCTTTATCAATTTCTCCATGAAATTCTGTATATCTAAAATAATCTTCTCCTGCAGTTTTTCCAAATTCACTAAAACCAAAATATGATAAATAAATTTTAAATATTTCTAATCCTTCCATTTTTACGAAATTAGAAAAAACTAAAACTGGACCTTTTGAACGCATCATGTAAAATATTATACCAATCATTTTGCATGAACATGCATTTAATGTTGTTAATAATTTAGATTTTTGTTTGTGATCTTTCATAAATTTATTAAATTTAAATTTGTACTTATTTTTAAATATTTCAATATCATTTTCTAATGTTGTATTATTTTTTTTATCCTCTTCAACAATATTATCTAAATAATTTATAAATGATTTAATATAAATATTAACAGCTTCTATATACACCGATGCATTATTTTTTACATTTTTAAAATCTTTTTTTTCCATTTTAGAATCTTTTAATATATCATCATATCTACCTGATATAATCTTTTCAGCATCTTTATCTGATAATTTAAATTTAGATGGTCGTGGACGATTTTCACCATTTAAATCACCACCCATTACCGGAAATACAAAATTAGATGATTGTCTTGTATATGTTCTATAAACTGTTTGACTAGATCTATTTGCGGCCCTTTGTTTTTCTAATTGTAATTCAATATCTTCAAAAAATTCATATACTTTTTTTTGATATTTATCCATACATAAAAATTTCTTTTTAACTTCTTTTTTTGCAAATAATGCTGGATCTGCGCCAATATAATAAGATACTAAACCTAATATTCTTCTTTGAAACATATTTTTATTTTCAGGATTTAATACATGTTCATTAACAGTTCTTAATATATATATATCATTAAATTTTGTTTCTGTTTTAGGAAAAGAATCTGGTCGTAATAAATTAAATATTAATGCCAATTCATATGGTGTATTAACTGCGGGTGTTCCTGATAATAATATAACTCTTGTTTTTGAATCTTTTTTTTCATTAATAATATAATCATAAATAGTTAATGCCCTTTTTCCTGTTTTTGTAATAATATTATTATACACATTCTTTATAAAATTATGTGCTTCGTCAAATATATACATGTTTTTTTTAGTTGCATCTGATTCTTTAATTGCATTTAAAAATAATTTATCAGCATTTGGTGCATCATAATGGATAAATTTAATATTTGACATTCTCTCCTCAAAATTATCTTTTGGTATCCAATTTTTTAAATCTTTTAACCAAGGATCATCTCGTAAAGATGCCTTAATTAATATAAAAATATTCCATGATGGATTATAATTATATAAAATATTATATACATTGATCGCTGTAACAGTTTTTCCAGATCCTAAACCATGATAAACCAATGCATCTCGATATGGTGATTTATAATCTAATATTCCTCCCAAAAAAGATTGATAATTTCGCAATTCATTAATATTATCTTTTAATGGCTTATTACATAAATCTTCACCTTCAACTCTTTGTAAAGGTGGTAATTTATATTTTTTAAAATTTGCCATAACCCATAATGGAAATAATCGACCATTTGTTTTAAGATCTATATATTTTTGTATTTCACTCATTTAATTATAATATAGAAAATATTAAATATATATTTTCTATATTTGTTTATATAATCAGTTACTAATTAATTTATCTGTATGTGTTAAGTTTATAATTTATTTAATTATTAAAGACCATGATCTTTTTTAAAATATTGAAATGAAATTAGTGTAGTGCGAATACTATATTTTTGACTATCAATACTACGTGCAGCCCATCTTTTTGCGTCTGTACCTTCTGCTGCTGCTATTTTTTCTTTAATTTTAGTATCAAGTTTTGCTACATCGGCTAAAAATAGTTCTTGTTGATATTCTAATGATACTAATAATTCGGGTTGTCCTTGTAATTGTACTCTTGCACGTTCAAAATCGTGCATTGCTTCATTTATTATATGTTCATTTACCTCCATTTGCATTATAAATGTTTGCATGTCATTCATAAATTTTTTTATTTCTTCTTTATTTTCAGATAATGATGCTCTTGCTTGTGTTATATATTCGACTATTGTAGAATTAGTACTGCTATTTTTTTGATCATTTAATAATATTTCTAATTCAGTGGTTAAAGTCTTATTCATACTATTTAATTGCCTTAATCGAATATTCATTTCAATATAACGCTCTACATCACTTCCAACTTTAGCAGCACCTGCAGCAGCACCTCCACCTCCACCTCCACCTCCACCTCCACCTCCACCTCCACCATAACTACCTCCACCTCCACCTCCTCCACCTCCACCATAACTACCTCCACCTGCAGCAGCCCCGCCAAATTGTTGTAATTCAGTATACTTCATTTTATACTTTAGATATTTTTGCTTATAAAATTCGGACATATATATATATATATTAGATTATTTATAATAAAATAATTCACTTATACATTTTATTAACATCTAATATTTTATTAACATCTAATATTTTATTAATTTTTGATAACTAATATTTTATAAAATATTAGTTATTAAACTAAATTATAAATAGTACTATTTATATATACTTAGTATCAAACACAAACTTAGGAATGATGTCTACTGTTTTTTTTATTTAGTTATAAACACCTTAAAAAGAATTATCAATTTTTATAATCTTGTTTCAATCATATATGGAATACTAGTACTTGTACTTGTACTTTCTGCAAGATTAAACAGTAATGTTCTATTTGATTTGGTTATACGCTGACAAGTTGTATTGTAATAATTTGTAAATTCTGGTATTATTTCTTTAAGAACTGTCATCAATTCTACAAGTTTATCTGAATGCTGTTTTGTTTTTAAAAAATTTTTTACATCTAAACTTACATTAATATTATTTTGTCTTGAAATAGTTTTTAATAAATCTATAATTAAATTGGTAAGTTCTTCACTGTAACCTAAACTTTTTATATATGTTTCAATTTTACTATCAATTTGTTTTTTTTGTTCTTTAGTTATTTCAACAATAACAGTAGCACCTCCACCAGCAGAAGAAACAGCAGCACCTTCACCAGCACTTTTATATTTGTTTGTAGATACAGATACTTGACGTTTTGGACTAAAATGCATTTTTATATAATGGGCTATTTCTGGGATATTTTCAGTATTACTAGCTAATAAAACAATATTATCAATATGAGTTCTAATTTCTTCTTCGGTAAATTCAGCAGCACTTCCACCTTCAGCAGCACTTCCACCTTCAGCAGCACTTCCACCTTCAGCAGCACCTCCACCTCCACCTCCACCTGCAGCAGCCCCGCCAAATTGTTGTAATTCAGTATACTTCATTTTATACTTTAAGTATTTTTGCTTATAAAATTCGGACATATATATATATATATTAGATTATTTATAATAAAATAATTTATTCTAAATATTTTTTACAAATATTAATCATCAAAAGTATCAATCATTTGATCTTCTGTTATTTGATTATACTTATGTAATGCTAACATTGCACATTTTTGTTCTGCTCTTTTCTTAGATGTTTCTGTCGAATTTGCAATAATATTACCTTGAAAATCATTAACCCCCATCGTATACATTTTTTTATTATTTATAATATCCTCTTTTATCATTACATATATCGGATGTGACCACTTATTTGAATGATAAAATCTTAATAATCTATCTTTGTAATTTGTATCTTTATATAATATTTCCGCATAATCTATTTCTGTTTCTAATAATATATTCATTAACTTTTTACAAACATCATAACCTTGATCCAAATATAATGAACCCATAAATGATTCAAATGTATCTTCAAGCAATTTTTGTGAAAATCTACCATTATTTTCTTCTATCTGTTTTGATACTAACATATATGATTCTAAACCTAATCTTTTTGCATATTTTGCTAAAGATTTTGTATCCTCTAATTTAGTTTTTAAACGAGTCATAAATCCTTCATCTTCTTCATAATATCGTTTAAATAAATACTCAGCAATAACACATTTAATTATTGTATCCCCTAAAAATTCTAATCTTTCATTTGATGAATCTTGTAAATCAATTATTTTTTTAAATTTTTGTTTTTCCGCTTTTAAAATATTTGAATGTATATTAAAATATTCCTTCTTAATATACGATTTATGTGTAAACCCTTCTTGAAAATAATTTAAATTTTTAACTGTTATATTAATATTAAATTTTAATAAAATATTTTGAATATCTATTGCTGTCACTAAATTATTATCCTCATTATAAGGAATTATAAATCTATCCTGATTGTTAATTGTATTCATTTATTAATAATCAATATCTACTATTTAAATAAAAAAATTGATCAATTTTTTTATTATTATAAACTAAATTTAACTAAATAATTTTTTATTCCCATTCTTATTTAAATTACCAGATGTATTTGTAAAAACATAATCTGGTGCTTTAGATGGATTTTCTGGATCATAACTAAAAGTCAATCTTCCAATACCTTTTTGTTTTTTTTTAATAATATCTAAACGAGATTTTCTAAAGGAATCAATTGTCTCACCAGAACACCTAATTATAAATTCTTTATACGGTGAACTATCCATCACCGTTAATGCATTTTTTTCAAGATAATCTTTTCTTGCAATTAATAAATCTGACATTTGACCCTCTATTAATTTATATTTTTCTGATCTATTAATGTAATTATAATGTCTTTTAATTAATAGATGATTAAATAATAATATAAATGTTCCAATCTTAATTATATCTTCCGTTTTTGATTCTCTCATTAATTTATAATGACCACCTAATTGAATTTTTGTAATATTATCATTCTCTAAATATAACAAATTATATGGTATACAAATATTATTATGATTAAATATTGATATTAATGTAATATCATTTATTATAAATTCAACTCGATCATCCCAAAATTGAAAAAAAGGACGGTAACTATTTATTACAATATCACTATACAAATCCCCTAATATATTTTTAATTATGTCATTTATTTTTTTAACATCTTTAATATAATCTACCGATATACATTCTAAATTTGATAAATTTAATTTAGTGGATCTTTCTTTATAATATTCTTCTGCAATAGAACCTACAAATATTAATGTTTTCATATCAACTATTTTATTAAATAATTCTAAACCATATTTATTTTCTTTTGTTTTTATTTTTTTACTTTTTTCTAATTCTAATGGATAATTTTTTAATAAAATATTTGCTCTAAAAAATGTTTTATCTTTTAATCGCCAATATGATAATATTGGATCATTATATTGTCTTAAAATATCAACTAAAATCCATAATGGATGCGAATATAATACGTTATCTTTTTTAATCGTTGGC